GTATGTTTTTAGCGTTATTGACTAAACGATTGTTCGGTAAAGCTATTGAATTCTTTTCAAAAGACTGTTTGGTAAAGGGGTTCGCCACTACAGTGAATCCATACTCCGAACAATGGAAAAAATTAGCTATGTTATTAGCGAGATTCTCACCGAGTATACAGACTACGTATGTGCTATGTATCGACTATGCTAAATATGACTCTAGTCACACTCTCACTACTTTGAAAGATGCTTTATATATACTACAATCTTGGTATCGATATCATGGTATGGATGATTACGACGTTGGTAGAGCTACTGTATACATTGAAGTTACGAATTCTCGACATCTCGTGTTTTCTGAAGTGATGGAGTGGATTGGAAGTTTACCTTCCGGATCTATATTAACACTACTGATTAATGGAATAATTAACCAACTCAATTTGCGATATTGTTATTTTCAATTGGTTCCGTCCGATATAACTGAAAAACATCCCTATCATATACTAGTTGAATCTATAGTGCAAGGAGACGACGTAATTTTATCTACTCATGATATGATTAAGCCGTATTTTACAGCTGAAGGCATAACTAGATGTATGCTAGAAAGAGGATACACAGTTACAGCGGATAAAAAAGATCAAGAAATCAGTTACGTACATATAACTGAAGCAACATTCCTTAAAAGAAGTTTTAATCTAGAAAACGATGAAGTACATGCTGCATTATCACTTGAAACTATCACCAACACACCCTTGTGGAGTAAGAAAGGCGATTATTATCATAAGATAACGCGCGACACTGTAAAATTTTATTTTAGAGAGTTAAGCTTGCACAAAAAAGAAATATTTGATACTTATGCACCCCTAATGCGAAAAGCCATTCGAAATGCAAAGATCAAAGATTTTGTTGGAGCTACCTGGGATCACCACAAGTGGAGGGAATCTGTTTATAACAGTGAGCCTTTTGTTGTGGAGTTCTAAGTAAGCCATGCCTGTACAGTCCTACAGGCTATAATAATGGTTAGGACACAACTTGTGATCATGATTTACGGCAGAAAGTTATTATCAAAGGAGGCTAAAAATGCTTTCTGAGCGCTTATCACATTAAACATCTAATTGGAAAAACCAATTTACTTCTCAGGATGGATGAATAATCCAGAGACCCTCCTCGGCGATTCAAGTCAGGGTGGACTTGTTTTGCTTAAATCAAATCACCAGCAGAACACACC